TAAAGTTACTAACCTTATGTAATCATAAGAGTGCAGTTATAAAACTAGAGAGGGGTCTTATGACCCCTCTTTTTTTTGTATAAATAGTAGTATGACAACAAATCAATCACCATTATCAAGACAACCCACAAAGTTAGACTATGCGAGTCCAACGCAGTTTAGGTTTACTATGACTCAACTTCCAAAGGTTGAATTTTTTACTGTGGGTGCAAACCTACCTGGCATTAGTTTAACAGATGTAAGTATGGCTACACGATTTAAAAATATACCTATGATGGGTGAAAAACTTGAGTATGAAAATTTATCTTTAACTTTTATTTGTGATGAGTATCTAGAAAACTACACCTCTTTGCATGAATGGATGACTGCAATAGGGTTTCCAGAAGATAATAAACAATTTTCTACATTTAGAGGTGAAACATCAAATACACCTATAGAAACACAAGGTGGGCCAAATAGAGATATTGGTATCGAAGGAGTATCTACAGCAGCTCGTTCAATGTTTTCAGATGCAACTCTTACAATACTATCCAATAAAAATAATCCTATCGCAGAAGTTCGTTTTGAAGATTTATATCCTATAACACTTGGTGCATTAGAATTTAATCAAAACGCAACAGATGTAGAATACTTAACAGTATCAGCAGATTTTGCATATAAAATATATAAAATAATACCACTATAAATAGTTCCATATAATGGAGTGAATATACTATGACACTAGATGAATTGCAGGCACAAACTGCACAAGACTTAAAAGTAAATGATGAACACCTTGATACAGAATCTCTTAAAAATCAAGAAATAAAATCAAAGTATCTCAATCACAAATCAAAGTTTGAATTACTATTGTGGAAAGCAAAAGGTGATTACAAACGATTGTATCGTGATAAATGGGAATACTATGGTGGTAAGGCTGATGCAAAGGTCTATGTTACCAAACCCTTTGACCTAAAAGTTCTCAAAACAGATTTAAGTGTTTATATCGAATCAGATGAAGATATTATTAATTCAGAAAATAAGATAGCATATTTACAGACGGTTGTCAAGTATATTGATGGTGTAATTAAATCTATAGACAATCGTGGTTGGGATATTAAAAACGCTATAACTTGGAAACAATTTGAAGCTGGTATGATGTAATGAAACAATGGATTGGTTATTATAAAGACGTTGTTTCACACGAAACATGTGATAGTATAATGTCTGAAAATTGGGAATGGAAATCATCTACATATTCATCAAACAAAGGTGAAATAGAAAATAGTTCTAATAGAGTTGTAATGGACGATTGTTGGATAACTGAAAAGATGAAATATTGGAAACCTTTACTTAACACTACACAAGAAGTCATAAAATTATACAAAGCAAGACACTCATGTATGAAATATTTCAATCCAAACAGGACAACAGATTTTAGGGTGAACAAATATAGTGGTGGTGGATTTATGTCTGAACACATAGACAATATTCATCACAGTCATGGACAACAATATGGATATCCATCAGCTTCATGTTTATATTTTTTAAATGATGACTATGAAGGTGGTGAAATAGTCATTGCAGATATTATGTACAAACCAGAAAAAGGTTCTGCTATAATATTTCCATCAAACTTTATGTTCCCACATTATGTAGATAGAGTAACAAAAGGTGAAAGGTACAGTATAATAACATGGCTGATGTAAAACATTGGGATTTATTTCCTACAAAAATATTTGAAAGTAGATTTGTTGCAAATGATGAAATATTAGATTATGTTGATAAAGTAGAATATAACAAGCATGGAAACCTTTATCAATCAATAAATAATAATCTACAAAATATTGATGTATTCAAACCTTTTGTAAAACATATATATTCTCTAACAATAGAAATGTGTGAAACGTATGCATATGATTATAAAAAAATAGATATTACAAGTATGTGGATAAACGTGTCTGAACCAAATGCATCTCACCCACCACACACACATTCTAATAATGTATTCTCTGGTGTTTGGTATCCTTGTGAAAATATAAATACATCACGCATACACTTCATTGACCCTAGACCACAAGCAAATCAATTAACACCAAAGAGAAAAAAACCAAATATGAATAATGGTGGAGTATTAAGATTTAATTCTAATAAAGATACTATGTATATGTTTCCAGCATGGTTAATGCATTGGGTGCCACCTACACCTAATAAAAGAATCAGTATATCTTTTAATGTAATACTCAGAGGTGAGTATGGTGAAGAAAACACATTACAAAATGCAAATATCTAAAGTAAATGAAGTTTACCTAAAGGTAGAAACGGACTCTGGTGTAGAGAGAGAACTCTCAGATTATTTTACATTTGATGTTCCAGGCCATAGGTTTATGCCTGCATATCGTAATAAGATATGGGACGGAAAGATAAGATTATTCTCACCAGCAACAGGTAAAATATATGTAGGATTATTACCATACATTAAAGATTTTTGTTACAAAAACAATATAGAATATATAATAGATAAAGGAGTTGAAGATGTTCGTAGGATTTCCAAAGGAACTGTATCAGGGTATGTCCGATTACTTAGACCGAAAACTAACGGCAAAAAACTTAAAGTCCGTGATTATCAAATTGATGCTATCAGGTATGCTATTGAGTCAAATAGGGCTCTTCTTGTTTCTCCTACTGCTTCAGGTAAATCGTTAATCATATACGTCTTAGTTCGTTATTATCAACAAATGAACTTAAAGACTTTAATACTTGTACCAACCACATCACTTGTTGAACAGATGTATTCAGACTTTGAGGACTATGGTTGGAGCTCTAATATGTATTGTCAAAAAATATATCAAGGATACACCACGAAGGTTACAAAAGACGTTGTAATATCTACATGGCAATCTATCTACAAGATGCCTAAGAAATACTTTGAACAGTTTGGGTGCGTGATTGGTGATGAGGCTCATATGTTTAAGGCTAAATCTCTTACTGGTATTATGACAAAACTGCATTTGTGTAAATATAGATATGGACTGACAGGTACACTAGATGGTACGCAGACACATAGATTAGTTCTAGAGGGTTTATTTGGTACTGTTGAAAGAGTTACAACAACCAAGAAACTAATGGAAAGTAATCATCTTGCACAATTAAATATAGAATGTATTGTGTTAAAACATTCTGAAGAAGAATGTAAGAAAGTGAAGGGATTAAACTATGCAGATGAAATCAATTATTTGGTTCTACAGCGTACTAGGAATAATTTTATTACTACTTTGTGTAGCAACTTAAAGGGTAACACACTTTGTCTTTTTCAATTGGTAGAGAAACATGGAGCTGTTCTTTACGAGATGATGAAAGACTTTGATAGAAAGGTATTCTTTGTACATGGTGGTACAGACACAAAAACTAGGGAAGATATAAGGAGTATTACAGAAAATGAGAAAGATGCTATCATCATTGCATCATACGGTACGTTTAGTACTGGTATTAATATTCGTAATATCCATAATGTCGTGTTCGCTTCACCCTCAAAGAGCCGAATACGAGTTCTCCAATCAATCGGGCGTGGACTCCGTAAAAGTGAGACTAAAGATTCCATTCGATTGTTTGATTTGTCAGACGATTTATCAGTCAAGGAACACCAAAACTTCACCCTCAGACACTTCCATGCAAGACTAAATATATATAACCAAGAACAATTCAATTACAAAATAGACAAGGTAAACATATGAGTAACTTTCAAGTTTTAAAATTATCGAATGGCGATGATGTTATCTGCAATCTTGTAGAATCAGGAGATGATACATTTAAAATAACATCACCCTTGAAAATGGATACTATAAATCGAGTAACAAAGAAAGGTATAGCTGAATCTCTTGCGTTAACAAGATGGATTCAACCTTATTCAGACCAAGAACATTATTATATACAGAGAACTAGCGTTGTTGTAATGGCTGAAGCATCTGTTGGACTTACACGATATTACCAATACGTTTTACGAACTTTAGATAAAATGGTAGTAAATGAAAAATTTAATCCAACTGAAATAAGTGAAGAAGAATATTTAGAAGCATTAGAATTAAAGAAAACTCTAGATAAAGAAAAAAAGCAACCCCAGATAGAAGATGATATTACTGAAGAAGAACTACTTGAAGAAGAAAAACTATTATTAGATTTATTAGATACTAAGAAGACTATACATTAAGCTAATATATGAAGAATCTACATAAATGATTATACACGATTTTTTAATTTTGTCAAGTATAAATTTAATTATATATTACCTTGACAGATACATCTCTTTTCTATTATTATAAATAGTACAATAAACTATATTAAATGGAGAAATTGATGTCTTTGCAGAAGTATGTACGTCAACTACGACCTATTCAAGAAAGCTATGTAGACCATGTAGAACAAGTGCAAGACTTGTTTGAGGCACAAATGTCTAAAGCTCAAGTTCAAAAAAGAGATAATGCTAGTATACTAAAAAGTATGATTGACAACCAAAAACCTTTAAAAACAACTAAGGGTGATGTTTCAATATCTTGGTTAGATAACAAATATAAAATTGCATACGATAATGAAGATTTTGATTCTGCATTTCCTAGAGCAACACCAGTTTTTATTACTTCAAAAGGTGATAAATTAAAGATATCTGATATTGAAAAAACAGATATGTTTGGTGGGGGTAAAGGTTCTGGTGGTGGTTCTTCTGGTACAACTGCTGGTGAGTCTTCACAATGTGTTTATTTACAGGCAATTTGGAACAATCCTAAAACAGATTTCAACATAGAAGAATTAACTCAAGCCTTCAGTCAAGTTAAAGTAAATGGAACTCTTGACATGCTTTTAACCTTATCAGATGATTGGGTTACTTCATCAATTGAATCTGCAAGATTATTATATCGTCTTTTTTCTAAAAGAAGCAACTACACTTTTCATAGAGGTTCACAAGATTTTGTAAAAGACGTAATTGAAAAAACATTTAAAGATAGTGGCCAAACAGATTTTCCAGATATAAACAAATGGAATCCAGCAGACATATGGATTGTTGATGAGTCAAAAATTAGTAGTTATGATTTTAATCAAGTTAAAGAGTTACCTTATTATAATCAATTGTTGTTAAAAGCTTATGCGAATAGAGATATCATTGGAGTGTCTTTAAAGAAAACAACAAAAGCAAAATTTATTCAACAAAATTATAAGAAACCATTTAAAGAACCCAAATTTACAAAGACTACTTTAGGTAAAAGAGATTTTTTTAAATCTAAAGATGGTTATATGTTTTTTAGTGAGGGTGAAATACAATTTAGAACATTTCCAGCATTTCAAGGTGAGATAATAGGTAAGGTTGCAAAGCATGGTAAGATAAGTGGTGATGGTGGCCCTACTGGCCCAATAGGTATTCTTATGAAAAAGGTTGGTGCAACACCAATACCACCAAGAAAAGAAGTAACTCAAATGATTAAAAAAAATAGAAAAAATTTCTTTAATTTATTTTACAATGAATATCTTAGAGCTGGTGAAAAAAATATATCACTAAAACAATTTGAACAAAATTTCAGAGGTAAAGATAGTGGGTATTTAGAATCTAAATATCTTGTAACTTTAATGTTTAATGAATTAAAAGGCAGAGAACAAAAGTTTTTAAGTTTAGCATTTAGATATGCAAAATCTATATCTGAAACTTCTTCAGTTCATTTAAAGGTATACTAATGATAAGTTTCAAAGAAACATTAACAGAGGATAAGGGTGGTAAGAATTTACACCTAGAACATCTGGAAGATGAAATTATTAACTTTGGTGTTGATGGTGGTAGGGCTGCAATCAACTTCCTACGTTCATTAAGAGATATGTTGGCTGGTGCAAGTCGTAGTTCTGTAAACATGACCGTCAAATGGGATGGTGCCCCTGCAATCTTTGCTGGTATAGACCCAGAAGATGGTAAGTTCTTTGTTGCAAAGAAATCAGTATTTAATGTTAATCCTAAACTATACAAGACGGATGCAGAGATAGATGCAGATTTATCAGGTGCGTTAGTGAATAAATTTAAGATTGCACTTGAAGAGTTTTCTAAACTAGGTATCAAGGATGTATTACAAGGCGACCTTATGTTTACAGATGATGTAGAAACTACAACCATAGATAAAGAGAAATACTATACATTCCAACCAAATACAATTGTCTATGCAGTTCCAGTAGATTCAAATTTAGGAGCTGTAATTAAGAAAGCAAATATTGGTATCGTATGGCATACAACATATAAAGGTGATGCATTACAAGATATGAAAGCTTCTTTTGGTGCAGACATATCTAGTTTAAGTAAATCAAGTTCTGTATGGATGGATGATGCAACATACAAAGATGTATCTGGCAAGGCTACATTCAATGCAAAAGAAACAGATAAAGTAACTGCTATACTATCACAAACTGGCAAAACTTTTCAAAAGATTAACGCACCTATGCTAACTAAGTTTCTTAGGCTGCAAAGTAGTTTAACTGGTGCATTAGCAGGTGCGTCATTGAAAACATACAATAACAGTAAAGTTAGGGCAGGACAAAAAATATCCAATCCTAAAAAACATTCTATAGGGTATATTAAATGGGTAGAAATGTCTGTTCAGAAACAGATTGATAAGGTTAAAAGTCCTGCTGGTAAAGCAAAGTATATTAAGATACAGAAAGAATATATGAGAGAATTTAGTAAACATACAAATAATCTTGTAATGGTTATCACATTTCAAAATTTACTACTAGATGCTAAGATGCAGATTGTAAATAAACTAAATAGTGTTAAAGGTCTAACTGATACATTTATCAAGACCTCAAATGGATTTAAAGTAACAAACCCAGAGGGTTATGTTGCAATTGATAGAATAAGTGGAGATGCAGTTAAACTTGTAGACCGTATGGAATTCTCGTTTAATAACTTCACAGCTATCAAATCATGGGATAAGTAATTGAAAACATTTCTAGAAAAATATGACGAACTGTCAGAGTTTAGAGTCATATCTAAGGCACAGAGAAAGAAGATGGGTATGCGTATGAAACGTATGGCTAAATCATCTGCGTTCCAAGCAAAGAAAGCTAGAAACAAATTACGAATTGCTTCCCCAGAAAAAATAGTAATGAAGGCAAGAAAACTTGCAAAACAAAAAATTTTAGATAAGTTTTATCCAAATTACAAAGAAATGGGTTTACAACAAAGAGTTAGAGTAGACCAAATTCTTCAACAAAAATATGGTGGATTAATTGACAAGATTGGTAAAAAATCAATTAAGATAATTAAAAAGAAAGAAATACTAAAAGTTAAACAAGCAAGAGAGATAAAAAAAGATGCGTAAATTTTCTGACATAACAGAAGCATCTGGTAAGATTGTATTTGCATTTGGACGTTTCAATCCACCTACGACTGGACATGAGAAACTTATTACTAAAGTTGCATCAATTTCTGGTTCTGACCCATATAGAATATATCCATCATTAACACAGAATCCAAAGAAAGACCCATTACCTCATGCACTAAAAGTTGCATACATGAGAAAGATGTTTAATAAACACTCAAAGAATATTATTGCAGATAAGAAAGCTATAACTGCTATAGATATTGCAGTAAAACTCTATGATGAAGGTTTCAAAGATTTAGTCATGGTTGCTGGTTCAGATAGATTAAAAGAGTTTGATAGTCTACTTAACAAATACAACGGTGTGACTGGTAAAAGACATGGGTATTATAAGTTCAATACAATAAGTGTGGTATCTGCTGGTGAACGTGACCCAGATGCAGAGGGTGTTACTGGTATGTCTGCATCTAAGATGAGAGCAGCTGCAGTAGAAGGTGATGAAAAATCTTTTGCAATGGGAGTACCTAAAGGTTTTAAAGACGTAAGTAAACTATTTCAAGATGTTCGTAAGTACATGGGTATTCGTGAAGATAAAGATATGGGTTCTATGACAGACTTTGAGAATGTGAGAGATGCGTATCTAACAGGAAAAGTATGGAATGTAGGAGATTTGATAGAAGCAAATGGTGTCACAGGTATTATCATTCGTAAAGGAACTAACTATGTTTCTTATAATGATGGTGATGGTAAGGTACACAAAGCATGGTTGCATGACATTACACTAGATGAAAGAAACTATGCAAAAGAATATGCAAACTATCAGGGAACACCAGAACAGATTGCAAGACGTTCTTCAAGAAACAAAGCTCGTAGACTTATGGGTAATAAAGCAGTTAAAGGTATGGACGTTGGACATAAAGACAACAATCCCCTAAACAATGACCCAAAGAATTTAAAGATGGAAGACCCATCTAAAAATCGTAGAGAACCTAGATTAAGAGAAAAATCTGATTTAGATGAGATTCCTATGGCATTATTAAAAGTTAAAAATGCTATCGCTCAAATGACACACCCTAAAGAATACGACAGTATGGTTAAAAAATATGTGCGATACATGAGTGAACCAAAACCTTATGCAAGTAAA